ATGTTCATTATTTATAGCTAATAAATTATCTGTATTTGCACTTATTGATTGATTTCCTGTAAAATATCCTTTGAATAAAGAAGTATTAACACCACCAGCACCAGTTACAGTTCCTGTGAAATCGTAAGTGTCTGCTAGGTTAAGACTTTCAGATTGTATTTTTGTTATTGCCATAATTTATCCTATTAATTTGTATCCTTGAAAAACGCTAAATTGATATGGAGAAGTATTAAAAATACTTAAAGTTCCTCCATCATTTGTATTTCCTCCAACAACTACATCTACATAATCTGCAACTGATAAATCTAAAATTGTAGTTGTTTTTAAAATATAGCCATAATTATCTGAACTATCTAAACCTAAATTATCTGCTGATTGATTTGTTCCATTTTTACGAATTGCAATATCAGATGAATATAAACTAGCTCCACTTTGAAAAACGTAAGCATGAGCAGAAAAAAAGTATTTACCAGCTTTTCCAGATGGTACTGTAAATCTGTATGTTGAAGTATCATACGCACTATCGGTATCAAAATTTTCTGTATTATACTGAACCACCGTACTAGTATTATCACTTATAGTTTGTGTAGAACCTAAATATACTCTAAAAGCTGGAGTGTTATCTGGTAAAACTCCACTAGCTAATTTTCCACTTGTTACAGCTAAGTCTGCAATCTGTGCAGTTCCAACAGAACCACTTGGAGGATTTACTGTTTGAACAGCTTTACCTAGAAACACACAGTACATATCATCTGATGCAGATGTAGCACTTGTTAAAGTTAAACTTGTACCAGTTGCAGTATATGCAGTTGTAGGCTCTTGTCTTACAAAGTTAATAAACAATGCTAACTCATTTGCGTTAGCTACTGGATTATCTAATGTGTAAGATGTAGTCGCACTTGTAGTGAAGTCTTGCTTTGCAAAACTTGTGAAACTTAATGCTGGTTGGTTTCCTAAATACATTTACGCAACATCTTCTAAAGTTGAAATAATTACATCTGCAATACCAGAAGCATTGTCAGATTTTACTTTAACAGCACCACCATTAGGTATAATTACCTTACCAGATATAGCTTCTAAAGAACTACCAACTGGTACTGGAGCTTGTTTAACAATGTATCTATCATTAGAACCATCATTAAGAACTATATCTACAAGTATAGAAGTTGTACCAGTATTAGATACTAAGCAACCAATCATAACTTGTTTGTTAGATGTAGTGGTCTTAACTGTAGTCAACGTAGCATCTGTTAAACTAGCTGTTGTTGAATTAAAGTTATTTGCCATGTTTATTTTTCTCCTTAATTATTTATCCAAGTGCTATTGCAAAAGGGATTGAATTGTCTGTTGCTGAAATAGAAAGTGTTTCGTTTCCACCGTCATTATTTTCAGTAAATGTAACATTTGAACCTGCTACTAATTTTCCATTTAAAAAACCTGCTGTTGTATCATTTGCTGAAACTAAAGTTTTAACATCTGTATCTGCTGTAATTTGTTGCCAAGATGAACCATTATAATATTTAAGAGCATTGTCTGTTGAATTATAAAATAAATCACCTTCGTCTAAAGATGTTGTAGGGTCTGTTGCCCCAATTCTGTAAGTGTTAGCAAAACTATTTATTGAAGGTATATTTGTAGCAACAGTGTTAACATTAGCTATATCAGTTGCAACTGTATTAATATTTGTGTTTGCTCCAGCAACTGTTGTAATATTTGCATTGTTAGTTGCTACTGTATTAATGTTAGTTGTGTTACCTGCAACTGTGTTAATATTAGATGCGTTACCTGCAACAGCAGTGACATTTGCATTGTTTGTTGAAACTGTAGAAACATCACTTGATATTCCTGCAACTGTTGTCACATCACTATCAATACCTGCAACAGTGTTTATGTTAGCTGAATTAGCATTAACAGCATTAATGTTTGTGCTATTTGAGTTAACATTAGATACAGCAGTTGATATACCTGCTACCGAAGTAACATCAGAACTTATGCCTGCAACTGTAGTAACATTTGCATCTATTCCTGCTACTGTGTTTACGTTAGCTATGTTAGTACCTACTGTGTTAACATTAGCTATGTTATTTGAAACTGTGTCTATTTCAGATGTAGCCTCATTTAAATCATTAGCCGCAGTTTCTATTTCTGAAATTGCTTCGTTTAAATCATTTGCTACTGTAACAACATCTGCAATGTTTGTAGCCACTGTTGATACATCTGCTATGTTGGTAGCAACTGTTCCAATATCTGCTTCATCACCTGCAACAGCTGTAACGTCTGAACTAATACCTGCAACCGTAGTTACGTCAGCACTAATACCTGCTACTGTTGTAATGTTAGGTATGTTAGTTGATATAAATTGTTTGTTTACAGCATCAGTATTATCTACTGGGTCTGCAACATTTTTTAATCTTTTACTTTGAGTGTCCCATTGAAAATCTGCGTTATCTAGTGTAATTACGTCACCTGCTTTATCAATAGCTTCTTGAGACATAAAGAACGCTTGGTCACTATCTGTATCTAGGTCATTTTCAGTTAATACTGAACCTGATACGTAGTCTACTAATTTTGTATTTTGGCTTGTAGTTCTTCTTATTTCAATCGCAGCATTATTAGCCGGCGCTGTAGTAAATGTAAGGTTAGTACCTGCGGCATCCAAAGTGTAAGCTGTAACGTTTACACCCGCTACTGTAGCTGATAAATCGGCTGTATCTCTGTAACTAAAAGGTATAGCGTATGTAGTAGTTGTACCGTTTCCGGTGTATCTTACGAATGAATTAGCCATAGTTTGTGTTTATCTCTTCTAAAAGGGGTACTTTATTCAGTTAATATTGTTATTGCTGATTTCTTTTTCTTTTTTAAGTCTTTATAAGCATCTTTAAGTATAGACATTTCCTCTTCTTCTATTGTTGCTAGTTGTGGAAATTCTTCAGCCATTAAGTTATATGCCACACTTTCAACAGTAGTTATTATGCTGTTTATGTATTTTTGTTGTAAATCAATACCATTAACTATTCCATTAGTATTTTCAGGGTTTGGAATGTTTAAATTAAGACTGCTATTTTTGTTTTTAATTTGGTCTTCTACAAACTGTTTTAGTGACACACCTTTAGTTTTACTTATTTGACCAGTTGGTGTAATTTTAATTTCAGATTTTATTTCCATCCATCTATCATAAGCTGTTTGACCATCAAATTTTCTTAAACTTTTTAAATCAACATCCTGCCCTGTAATTCTTTTTGCAACTGCTGATGGTGGTCTGTAGTTAATATCAGTTCGGTCTTTAAAAAAGTTAGAGGTTGCATCATTTCTGTAATCAGACATACTAAACGGACTGGAAATAACACCATCTCTTCCACCTAAGCCAAATAACCAAGCTCTTTTAGTTTTTACTTTTTCACCCCAAACATTTCTTTTAGGCATCACTCTTTCTTGTGGATTGTCTGCAAAATATCTTTGTAACCTATCACTTAATGTCCACAAATCTTTTTCATATTCATCTGTTACTCTGTCAACATATCTAACACCACCTGATAGAGGTAAAAATTTGTAAGCACCTTTTGCAAGAGAAGCTTCAATTCTTTGTTCAGGTTTTCTAGAACTAGCTAATCCACCACCAAAAAATGCTTGATAAGTGTCAATAATATTTTTTGTATAAAACTTAGAAGTAAAATTTCTTGTAATACCTAACACAGTTCCCATTGCTAACTCATGTATTATAGATTGTTCTTGTGGTGATAACACTCCATTTGATTTATCCATAGTTTCAAATATATCTGCCATTATAAATATTGGTGTCATTATAGGGTCAAGACGATTAAATTGAATATATCTTCCATCTGCTGTAATATAAGAATATGGTTTCCAACCCACTAAATCTTCTTTAGCTTGATTTTCTCTCCAATCATTACTACCACCACCTGTAAATCTACCTGCTGAAACTAAAGCAAAAGCTGTAGACCATAACAGCCAACCTGACTGTATTCTAGCATTAGCCTCTGCGGCTGCTTCTGGATTTAAATAGTTTTTCTTACTTGCTGATAAACCTGATTTTACTGAGCTAACTCCTGCAAAACTTTTTCTAGCAACGTGTTTAATTTTACCATCAACTAAATCTTCTGTTTCTGCTAACATGTGTCTCATTTGGAATTGATATCTACCAAGAACAGGTAAATGTTGAAAATTCCATCTTAATAAATTTGAAGGTGTATTAATAAAGTGTAATCCTAAAACTCTAGCTACTCTTCCTTTACCTTGTGTTTGGTCTAATACCCAACCAGTAATACCACCTTCTTCTTCACCTGTAACAGGATTTGTAGAATAAGCTGACTGTGTAAAAGATAGTTCTCTAGCATATTGTAAAGGTGAGTTTAAAGTTTCATCAACTGTAGTTCCAATTGCAGTTGCAACACCATTTTCATCTACAAATCTTTTTTCTATATCTTTAAATTTAGCTTTATAATCTTGTGTAAATATTTTACCTTTTAAATAAATTCCATAATCAGGATTATTTTGCATAATTTCTGAATTAATAATAGAAGTTAATCTAGCTTTAAAAGCCATAGTTTTCATAAATTCATCACCTGCTGCCAGTACTCTTAATGGTATAGTTTGTGCAAACCCTGCAACTTCAAAAGGTGCTTGTGCAATTTTACCTGCGGCACTTCCGATAGCATCATTAGAAATTCTAGCACCAAGTTCAGCAATCGGTTCTGAAATAGTTTTACCCCATTCACTTATAAATCTTTGTAATTGTCCTTGCCTAATGTTTGCATCAAATTTCATTTGAGCACTATCTAACGTAGCTCTTCCTTTTATAAGAGTTTTTCCGGCTGCTTTTAAAGCGTGTCCTAAATAAATATATTGATAAATATAAGTTTGTAATGCTTCTCTAGCAATTACTAAAGCTCTATGTCTATCAGTAGTAACCATATTTGCAGCTCTTAAAAGTTGTACAAAAGGTTTCCATTGCGATTGTATTAACCCAGATATTAAATTAAGTTCATGTGTATCAGGTGAAGATAGTAAATTGTTATTGACATACTCAGCAGCCAAATCCCATTTGTTTGTTTTTTTAGCATCTTGTAATGCTAAGATAACTTGTTCATCATCATCTAATTTACCAATAGCTTCTATAAATTTTTCTTTATTACCAGTTTTTAACTTAAACATTTTAGGGTCTTCAGGTCTAGCAATTAATTCAGCAACACGTGCTTTGTCTTTTACAATTCTACCGGCAGTCGTACTTCTAGCTGCTGCTGTTCCTAAATCAGAATTTATTTGAATTAACTCATCTAACCCTTCCAACATTATGTCAAATTGTTTTTCAATTTCTTTTCTTCTTGTAGGTGTTAAATCTATTCTTGAATATTCATTAGAAATGTTTACAATTTCAGCACTATCTTTTGCAAGTAAATCTCCTGCCAAAACTCTGTAAGCAAACTGTTCTTTTGTCTTAGGGTCGTTTGCCATTTGTTTAAGTTCTTTTCTAATTTTCTTAGGGTCACCACCCATTTCTATAGCTCTTTTACCTGCTATCTCAACCATTTCATCTAATGAAACTACTTCTCCACTATCAACTTTATTTTTTAATAATTTAGCTCTTTGTTTAATAAGTTGT